ATTTAAAGTTGATAGATGTTTATTTTGATTATATCCTAAAGTATATAAATTTAATGCTAGTGGATTAGGTATATTGTTAGATTCTGTTGATAGTATAGATGTTTGGTCATCTTGTGTTATATAAGCTTTAGCTATTCTACCAAATTTAGAAGGTAAAGATAATGTTCTTATAATATAATCATCTTTTGTAACTGTTCTTTGTTGGGCAGAAAAATTAGCCATTGCATTTAATCTAATGTCTTCTATAGAATCTCCTTCTCCTCCTCCTGTTGCAGGTTCGGGATTATTAGATGTTACAGATGATTTTACATAATTTAATAGACCATTATTTAGATTAGGTTTATTAATAGAAATTAAAGTGTCAATTTCAGTAATTGTATTAGACTGAACATTAGATTCTAAACCACCACCTACAACATATGTTATAGTTAAAGTTGTATTAGCAGGTGCTTGGCCATAAGTTTTTGTAAATAAAAAATTAGAAGGATCATATGCTTTGTCTAATGCCGATCTTCCATCATTTATCCCCAAACCTATATTATCTGGATTAGGGATAATTTCTTCATCTGCTTTGTCGCTTGTACCAGCACCAAATTGTATTTCTAATTGATTATTAGTTTTAAATCTTGTAATAAATCGTCTAGTTGATTTTTTTAACTTTAAAAGAAATGGTGTTTGATTATTATATTGTTTTAATACAGGATCATTTGCTCCTGTGTTTTCAATTTCTTCAAAAATTGTATCTTGTGCTAAATATGGAACTTCAGACCAATTATTACCTTCACTATCTACTACTGACTCAATTGATATAATATTATTGTCAAATAATTCTAATGTTTTAAATTTTTCAGCAGATCCTATGGTAAATGTTTGTGATTTAGTTTCACCTGAAATTGCCGGGGTTGATTTTTTTAATAAATAATATGCAGGATTATTATCACTATCATAAGAATATACAGAAATATTAGTAGGATCTAAACCAGTTCCGTCATTTGAAGAGGATACATTAAAATTAACTTGATTACTTAAATAAAATTTGGGACCCTCGGTTGAATTAAAAACTGAATTAGGTGAAATTTTTAAAGCATAATCAAAATCAGGTATATAATTACTAGGACCTATTTCTTTTGAAGGGATTAACTGAAATATTTCTAAATTAACATTAGAAGCGGCTGTTACTCGGGGTTTGTAGCCCATAGCATATGCCATATTGTATAAATTTTCTTTTTCTTGAGCTAAAGATAGAAAGGTTTCACGTAATTGGGTATCAGTATAAAATGATAAAACATCACCAACGTAAGCTGCCATTTCAAGAAACATCATTCCTGGGTTACCTTCACTAAAATCATTAAAATTATCGGGGAAATATACTTCCGCAAATTCCATTAATTGATTTTTATAAGAATTAAAATCCTTATTAAGATATTTTACATCTTTATCTTGTGTTTTATTTGATACTTTACTATAGGCCATTTTTATATATTATTAACCATTTCCACGAGGGAAGTATGATGAGTTAAAGTTTAACTGGATGGCATCTGACGATCCATCTAAATTAAAACTATATGATATTATTATAAACAACTTATATTCATCTTCTATAGGATTTACATCTACACCCGATAAAGATATTGTAGGTATATAAAATTCTATTTGAGTGTTGATTTTTTCTTTTAAAATTTCTACATCTAAATTAGGTTCAAATAATAGATTTTTTAACCCTACACCAAAATTTGGTTCATTTACACGTTCACCAGGTTCAGTTAATAATAAATTAATTAAATTACTTTTAACTTGTTCTTTAAGTGTTTGTGTACCTTTAAACATATTAACGTTATCTAGAGGAAAGGCAACTCCAATAGTGACATTTTTATTAATGTCTAATGGACTTATTCTTCTATTTCCGTTAACATATGCCATTATGGTCTACTATTTTTCTTTTTATCTATAGCCCTCATTAATTCGCGATAATCTCTATTTACTACATTAGCTACTGCAGTAGGCATTGGGGCTTCTGGAGTTAATGTTGATTCAAGATTTGTGTTTCCTTGAGCTGTTTCGTTGAGTAAATCATTTAGGGCCCCATTAGATGTAAAACTTTGAGCTATAGGTTTACCCATGATTTTTTCTTTTAAAGAAGTTTGTACATTTTGAGGTACTGGTGTACGTTGTATTTGTTGTTCTACAATTGTAGGTTTTAATTCGTCACGTAAATCTTCCTTAAGTGTTTTAATTTCACGTCGAAGAGCATAATCTATTTCTTCTCTTACGACTTTTCTAAATAAATTTTCAAAAGCGCTGGCCTTCATAATAATTGTGTTTGTTAATAAATATAATTAAATTAAGCAATTCGATAGCGAATTACTTGGAAATTTGCATTTCGTATTCTTTCTATGGTTCCTGGTAATAAATCATCTTCTATAAGAGTAATGTCAGCTTCATCAGGTGCGTCATTTAGGGCACCAGCATAATCTTCATCTTCCATAGAATCTCCTTCCACATCACACATTAAAATATATTTTAGATAAAAAGATTCAATTAATGATATTACAGTTGTGATAGTTGTTTTTATAATAGTTATAACTCCTAAAGCTAAAGTTACTATTCCCATAGGTATTAAAGCTTTTTTTGTTATTTTAGCTACTTTTTTCTCAAAAACTTTTATTGAATTTTTAATTTCTTCAGCTTTAGCATTAGATTTGTTTATTGAGTTTGCAAATTTAATTGTGGCATCCCCATCTGCCGCAGGACCTTTCAAAAGAAATAAACCTACTTGAGCTGCTGTAACTATAGTTTGTAACACAGGTACTAGAGCTTTTAAAACCACAAAAATTCCTTCAATAATAAGAATTATTTCTCCTATTTTTAATAATTGTTCTTGTAGTTTTTTAAGTTTTTCATTTGATTTATCAAGTATAAATTGTAATTTAACAGACTTAGATTTTAATTTATTATATATAGAATCAATACGATTTCTTACTTCTATACTACAAACTAATTCAGGACCTTTGGATGATATTTCATCCATCATCATTTGTTTAACTGATTCTTTATTGGGAATTTTTTGTTCAATTTCAGCTATTTTTTTGTTAGCTTCTGCTTTTACTTTAGGACCCATAGCATCTAAGATCCTATTACTTTGTTGAATTAATGTTACTATGGCTCTTGACATATTATATTGTTTTTACTTGTTTACTTAAATTTTTGTGAAAAGCTTTTCTTAATGTATCTATTTTACCTTTACGATTTTCAATAGCAACATCATTAATTATAGAAGGAGTAGTAGTACCTCCTGGAACTATATATGATATTTCTCCATCAATCATGTCTAATATACTATCTAAAACATCTAATAAACCTTCAGTTAAATCATCTCCCACCATCCATTCTTGTATTTTATGGCCTAATATAACAGGTTCAGTAGGCAAATCTCCATCTTTTAAACCAAAATAAATATTAGGAGAATTTACTACAAATTTACTATCTTCTTTATCACTTGTATCGAAATTAAAACTACCATTAGTACTAAAACCAATAGCTTTATCTGAAAATAATAAGATAGAATCATTTTTAGCATTAAATATTAGACGATCTGAATCTATTATTACTTGTTTTCCTTGATATATGTTAGGGGTATCTGGTATATAACTCATTACATTGTTAATTTAGCTACTTTTTCATGATTATTATATTTTTCTTTACTTAAATCCATCCCACTTGGAATTCTTTGGTCAATATTACTAGATGGAATTCCTAATTCTTTACAATATTTACGAACATCAAACCAAGGACAACTTTTAGCTGCGATTTGATTATGACCCACTATTTGAATATCAGGATATCTAATTTGATATAATTTAATTAATTCATTTAAACTATTAGCTTGTTTTTTAGACATATTAAATATACCCGCCCCTCCTATCCAACTTATATTAAGAGTATTATTATTTCCTATGTCTGTACTTTTATTAAGACCATTTAATGGTTGACCTACACCATATGATTTTTCATTGTCAGGGTATATTTTAACACAATCGCCATTTTGATCTATAGTTATATGATATCCATGTTTCCTCCATCCATTATTATTGGCAGCTGATTGCATAAAATAATATGCTACGTCTAAATGAGTAGCATTTGTAGCCATAGCTGTGGTATGAATTACTAGGTATTTTACTCTAGAGGATTCTGATTCATTATTTATTCTATTAGTAAATGTAGCAATAGGTTCAGGTGTGTGTAATTTAACTGAAAATGATGAATCCCTAAATGATGGTATAAGAGTATTATAAGATGTATTTTCTATATTAATAGTTGTACCTGTACTTTCATCTATATCTTCGCCTGTTTCTTCTGTTCCTGATATATCTAATATTTCCATTATTCCTATCCCGTCTAAAATTTCTTCTGCATAATCCCCAAATGGGTCATTTGAGTTTTCGGTAGAGGGGGTGGGTGGTGGAGGAGTTGAATCAAATGATTCATTAATTTCAGATAAATCTTCAGTAGTTTGTTCGGGTTGGGTGATTTGATTTTCAGGATTTATATAATCCCCAGTTAATTGTTCTTGTATAGTAGGTTCTATAACTAAATTAGCTCCAAATGATTTTTGATTTAATGAGGCTGGAATAAAATTAGATAATTGTTGATTTGATGTCATGTAAATTGAGGAGGCATCCCCCATTATATCTTCTTTAGCATGAATCCAACCTTTATCGTCTAATTGATTTGATTGGCCATTTCTTATAATAGTAATGGGATCACCCAACTCACCTATACTACTCCATTCATTAGGAGTACCTACTTTATCACTTATATTAGTAGAACCAAATCTTATAGAATTACCAAATCTACCTTCTATAATAGTATCACCTTCATAAGGTAATAATGGTTTTATATTTAATTTTTCTTGAAAGTATTTACCTAAATTAATACCTGTTGATCCGTCTTCTACTTGTCTTGCAATACTCTGTTCATAGTCAGTAGATGAACCATTATTAAAATCTTCTATGTAAGGTAAAGCATTATGGTGGGGGTGATTCCATATATTTACTATAGGGAAATAGTATGTTGATATTTTATTATCTTTATCACCTGATGACATTATTAAAACTACTTCATTTATTAAAGGATAGTTTTTTACAAATGAAAATAATGGTTTTGCTGTAGAATCAGTAGAGGGATTTGATTGATTTAATGTTGTATAAAATATAGTACCTATTGAATCATATTGTCCAAAATCTTCAAAACGATCATGTGAGGGGTCTAAAATAATATCAGTAATTCTAACAGCTATTAATTTAGTGTCAGAAGGTAATATTTGAAATTGGTTATCTACTCTAACTACAGCCATCTTATTTTTTTACTTCTTTCCCTTTTTCTGTTTCCTCTACAATATTTTGGAGTTGATTCATTTCTTCTTCAGTTAACATGTCTCCACCACCACCAGTTGCGTTACCCGTAGATAAACGTTGTACTATGGCTGCCATTTTTAGAAGATGGTCGTCGTTTTTAACACTAATTTCCATATATTCTTTGATTAATGGAACAACAACTGTGGCATCTCCTAAATTTTGGATAAGGGGTCTTAACTCAGCTATGAGTTGACCAATTTGTTTACCTTTTTTCTTTTGATTAACGTGAATCTCTTTAAGGAGATCAGAAAAGGTTTTATCGTCAAATATTACTTGATTTAATGAATCCATATTGTATTTTGTTATAAATATAGATTTTTTAAACTCTTACATATCCTGTTCTGTCGTATTCAGAATATAATTCGTGATATTTTTTCTTAAGTACTTTAGTTACTTTAGTAATTACTGGAGTGTCTACGTTTGTAATTTCACGAATGTAAATGTAAAGGGCCTTTTTGTTAAAAATCTCTAAATTTTCTCTACGTTTAAATAAAATATTAACAGCATCACACACTTTTCTATCGTGGTCTTTTTTAAATAACCTAAACATATGTTTATCTATATATGCTGTAAAATAATCTATAAAATCTTTCATGTCTTCTTTACGTTCAGGACGTCCAAGTTCATGAATTACTTTATCATCTTCGTCAGCTGCTAATACGTCTGCTTTAATTTTTTTCTTTTTATAATTTGTATTATTATAAAGAATAAGATAATTTTTACCTACAATTGAAAAATAACTAAATGCCTTTGAACCTTTAGTTGGATCAAAATAATGGAGTTTTTCTAAAAGAAAACAAACAACTTCGTGTTTTAAATCTTCTAACGATTCAACTTCTGTG